CAACAAAAACAATCCAAGATAGTATCACGGATAATGCGGTTAAGAATAGTCAAAAAGAAATTGACGCTGAAAGGGCAAAGTTAAAAGCAACAGCAGACGCATTAGGGACTTTATCAGACCTGTTAGGAAAAGAAACAGAAGGGGGAAAAGTAGCAGCAGTAGCACAGGCTTTAATCAACACTTATTTAGGTGTATCACAAGTACTGACTGATAAAACCCTTCCAACGTTCGCAAAGTTCGTAGGAGCAGCAGCAGTTGTAGCAACAGGTGTAAAGGCTGTTAATACAATTAAAGCCGTTGATACAAGTGTTCCAAAGTATTCACAAGGGGGATATGTTAGTGGTGTTGGTAGTTCAACCCTTGATAATATACCAGCCATGTTAAGTAATGGAGAAAGTGTAATCAACTCAACATCAACTCGTCTTTTTTCACCCCTTTTATCAGCAATTAACGAAGCGGGTGGAGGTAAAAGGTTCGCAGTTGGTGGTGTATCAAACCCCGATAGAAATACGGAGTCCAGTATTAAAATGAACCAGTCTTTATCAGGGTTCATGTCAAGTCCTGTTAAAGCATATGTTGTATCAACAGACCTTACAAGCACACAACAATACGACAGAGTAATAAAAAGTCGTTCAACCATATAACAATTTATATTTATAGATGATGAATACAAGAATAGTAGAACTCGTAATAACAGACGACCTTGATGAGTTTGGTGGTGTAGATGGAGTAGCATTAGTTTCACGACCAGCACACGAGGAAAATTGGTTAACCTTCAATACAGACACTCAATTAAAAAATATATATGAGATATTAGATGAATTAAAGATGGAGGAACTGGGACGTGCTATGGGTGAATTAGGGGAACAACAGGGAATATTAGAAGACGAAGGTTATTCATTATATTCAGTTGAACCGATACACTTTGACCACAATTTCAGTATCACATCAAAACCAAATGACCCGTCAGGACAAGATACGGGGGATAGAATTAGATACAAATATGTTGGTCCAAGAGACGAAAAGAATAGACACTTTTGTAAAGAAATGATGACCGCAAACAGGGTTTATCGTATTGAAGACATACAAGACATGACACAAACCGAAACAAATGCGGAGTTCGGTTATTATGATATATTTAAGTGGCGTGGAAGTTTCAATTGTAGGCATTTCTGGGTTAAATTAACTTACAAACCATCTGGCATGATTATTAACAAGTCATCAGTTAGAAAGGGTTTAGAGACAGAACAGATTTATCAACCACAAGAAAGAACAATTACAAATAAGACCGCTAATGCGTGGGAAAAGAAAGGTAAGTCAGCCGAAATATATAATCCAAATAGATTTACTGAAATTGGTTTTAGTATGGTTGGACTTATAGAGAATGTACCCGTATTTGATACTATTGAAGATGCTGAAATTGTAGCAGAAGCAATTGGTTGTTCAGGACATCACATTATGACCCTTGATGGAAAAGAGGTTTATGCTCCATGCGAGCATCACCCCTCATCAGTAGAAGTTGAAATGGAAAGTTATACTGACTATCCACAATACATGACAGACGCCGCACAGGACGCATTAAACTATATAGATAAGTCAGGTAATCCACACGATTGTATGACGCAAGTTGGTAAAGTTAGAGCACAACAACTCGCTCAAAGAAAACCTATTTCACTTGAAACTATTAAAAGAATGAAAAACTATATGACACGTCATTTAGTAGATTTAGAAAGTTCAACGGATTACGAAATTGGATGCGGAAAATTAGCAATGGCTTCGTGGGGTTGTAGAAATAAAGAAGAATGTAATAACGCTATTGGTTGGTTAGATAGAAAAATAACCAAACTTGAAATGGGCTCAAACGATATTTCTTTTGATTATGACGACACATTAAGTACTGAAAAAGGTCAATCCATCGCAGAACAAAAAATTAAAGATGGATTTAACGTGTTTGTAATATCAGCCAGACAAGATAAAGAAGGTATGTTGAATGTAACCGACAAGTTAGGAATACCAAGAAACCAAGTTTATGCTACGGGCTCAAACAAAGCCAAAGTTGAAAAAGTATTAGAACTTAATATTTCCAAACACATAGACAATAACCAAGATGTTGTTAATGAATTAGGTTCAATAGGGGAAAAGTTTAATATAGATACAACTGGTATTTCCCCTTACACAGATGAAACTGGTAATAAAAAGAAACCTGTTATAGTTGAAAACTTTTCAACAGACCAACACAAGTTCAGTATGGACGATGATAAGATGGAAATAACGGGGGCAGCAATTGTACCAAATAAGTTTATCATCAGAGTTAATGAGTTCAACCAACCTTACTACGTCTTTTTCAGTGAATACACTACAAAACTATTAAGTGAAAAGTTCATGTATAATAAGATGACTGACTCCGCTAATATAGAACACACCAACAAGTCAGCCAAAGCATTCGTTAGTGAAAGTTGGATAGTAGAAAATCCAGAAAACGATAAGTCAAACGAACTCGGTTTAACATATCCACAAGGAACGTGGGTAATAACTATGAAAGTTCAAGACCCTGAATTATGGGGACAAATAAAACAAGGTAAATATAAGGGTTTTTCAATAGAGGGTTTTTTCACTGAGAAACTTATATTTAATAATATAATCAACAAATAAAAAATATATGAAAAATAACAAACTTAAAAAACTACAAGTTCTTTTAGGATTAGTTCCACAATCATTTGCTTACAAGACCACAGAAGGTGTTGAAATGGAAATAGAGGGTGATGGTATGGAAATCGGTAGAAAGGTTTACATAATCACACCAGAAGGTGAATTGCCCGCCCCTGATGGTGAGTATGAAATGGAAATGGGAACCAAGATTAAAACGATGGGTGGTATGATTGAAGAAATGGAAGTACTTAATCCAGAACAAGAAATCGTAAATATTCCAAGTGATGAAGAAATGTCAGAAGCAACATTAGTTGATGGAACAAAAATTACGAATAAAAAAAATACGGATTTCGCAATTGGTGAAGAACTATACGTAATCACAGAAACAGGTGAAATGGTGGATGCCCCCGAAGGTGAACACACAACCGATAGTGGTATTGTATTAGTAGTTGGTGCTGACGGAGTTATTACAGGTATTACAAAACCTGACATGGCACCAGAAGGTTCATTAGAAGCAAAAGAAGAAATGAGTATCACAGAAGTAGTTGAAACTTTTACATCAGCAATTCAATCACTTAACGAAAAAATGAATGCTATGACTGAAAAAGTTATAGAGATGGACGAAAGGTTCTCAAAGTTTAGTTCTCAACCTGCGGGGGACAAGATTTATGATAAAAAAGGTTTTTCAGCTGAAGTACCAAATACATCATCAAAAGCAGAAGCGTTAATCGCATTAAGAAAACAATTTAACAAATAAAAAAACAAACAATACAAGATGAAAAAGCACAATTTTTCTTTTGACCTTAATTCATTACAAACTTACACAGACGAAGTTGGTGGATTATTACTTACAGAAGCAATCGCAAAAGCAAAGACAGCGGAAATCTGTTATATCCAAAGTGGTATTAAAGGTTCACAAGCTATAAACTTATTAACATCAACATTGAACGTTCAAGACGGAACGTGCGGATGGAATAGTTCAGGTACAACAACCTTCACACAAAGAGACATCACCGTATGTCCTTACAAGGTGAACGAAAGTTTATGTCCAGCAGATTTGAACTCATATTGGGCGGGTCAGTTCTTGAACGCAGGTTCTTACAACGAGCAAGTACCATTTTCAGAGCAAATCGGTAGATTGAAATCAGAACAAATCAGTATGTTCGTAGAAGATAAAATCTGGCAAGCAGCAACATCTGCGTCAGGTGGAACAGATTGCTACAACGGATTATTAAAGTTGACTTCAACAGCAGTAACCCCTTCTGAACAGGTAGTATTCGTTCAATCTCCATCAGCATTAACAAGCACAAACGCTTTGTCAGTAGTTGACCAGATGATTTCTTATATTCCTGATGCTGTAATGAACAGACCTGACTTGACTTTATTCATGTCAATGCAGTTGTACAGAGCATA